ATCACTATCCTGGAAAAGAACGGCATACCTGTTGAAGCGGCTAGGGATATGGCTGCTAAAGAAGGCATACCGCTACAGCAAGCAGCAGCAAAACTTTTGTATGGCGCTGGTATTACCACCGCAGGGGTAGCTTTAATGGGTGGTTCACAGAGGGCGCGGGCGTCTGGTATGCAGCCACAGCAAGGAATGCAGCCTTTGGGTGGTGTTATTGAGCAAACCAGTGAGACAATAGCAAACCGACAGCCTCAAGACTTTGCACAAGTCCAACAAAGAAGCGCACAGAGGCAAAGAGATATTCTGGAGAAGTTCTCTGCTAAACGATTAGCAAGACAAGCCAGAGGCACAGCGGAAGCGGTGGGCACTGTAGGCTCTATGATGGCCTCAGAGGCTATTTCTGGTCTAGGTGGACTCGCAGCAGGGCTAACGGGTGGCGATGCGCTAGCGACCACAGAGGGGCTACTACAGGCAGGTGAGGACAATATGTACATTCCCCAGACTCAAGAGGGGATCGATCAATTAATGGCTTTACAGAACATTATCCAAGAAACAGGCGACTATTGGGGGAAGCGTGGTGGCAATCAGGCTATCAGTAACTTCAAGTTCTCCCAGGATTGGCTAAACAAGCATGGTTCTAAACTTGACCCAAGAGTTGGGGCTACCTTGGCCACGGCTTTAGGTCTTGCGCCAGAGATTTTGTAATTAATCCTATTTTTTGTTATAAGACTACTACGTTAGTGAATACTTACTAACCGCTTACATCAAGCGTATTGATGGCACCTTTACAGGAACTAGCAAATGATAGACGAGCAAGCTGCAACTGAGGCTGCTGACCCGTTAGAAGCGGAGATAGCTGCCGAAATAAACAAGACATCAGCCCCCTTGGAAACTGAACCAACTACCCCAGAGGTAACGCCCGAAACGCAAACGGCTGAACCAACGGCAGAAAGTGGCTCAGAATATGTTGAGACTGACAACGAGAAAGTCCAAGCTAGGATCAACAAAAAGCACTATGAAATGATGGAGGCGCGTAGGCAAGCAGAAGCTGCGGAGCAGAGAGCCAGAGAGCTTGAGCAACGACTAGAGCAGATGCAACCCCAACAGCCACAAGTCAACACTGGAGAACCCCAGCTTAGTGACTTTGATGAAGAAGATTTTGGCTTCGATGAAACCGCTCGACTAGCGGCTTATACCAACGCCCTGACTGATTATAAGGTTGAGGCACAGGCAAGGCTGATGCAAGAGCGACAGGCGCAGGCAGAAGCGCAAGCAAGGCAGAACGAGTTAAGCCAGCAATTTGAAAAAGAAGTAGATAACTACGCAGATAAGAACCCTTCTTACTGGGAAGATATTGTAAACCTTCCATTGTTAACGCAGGACAAACTCGACTTAGTACGCTCACAGGGTCCTAAGATGGTTCACTATCTTGCCAAGAACCCAGAGGCAGCGGAAAGGTATGCTAGCTCAGACTTCGGCACAGCGGCTATTCAGCTAGGGCAGCTTTCGGGTCAACTCAACCAAACACAACCAAAACCCGAAATCAGTAAGGCCCCACCTCCTACTGAGACTGTTACAGGCTCTCCCTCAATGACTAAAAGTCATGAAGAGATGAGCATGGAAGAGTTGATGAATACGGAGATTGCGGGTCGATAATAGGAAATTATTATGGCTAACAATTTTGAAAATACCAGTTTAGTCACTAAGATTGCGGTGCGCGAGTTTATCAATGCAATGCAAATGCTAGCTAAAGTAGACCGTCAGCATGACAGTGACTTTAAAAAAGTAGGCGACACTATTTCTATTCGTCGTCCAGTAATGTTCAGTGCTAACAGTGGCGCTTCGTTCTCTGCCGAGGACATTCAAGAAGCCACTACTTCTTTGCAACTAGATCAGCATAAGCACGTTGACTTTGTAATCACTCAGAAAGACCTTAAATTAGAGGTTGACGAAATGACTGAGCGTTACATTCGCCCTGCTATGATCGAGCTTGCCCAGCAAGTAGAGTCTGACATTGCTTCTGAATACACTAACATCGGTAACTTCTCAGGTACTCCAGGTACTACTCCTAGCACCTTCCTAGACGTTGCTAACGCTAAAGCTGTCCTAGACAAGCTAGGCGTACCCGATGACGGTGAAACCTGCGCTTTCTTCGATCCTGCGGCTTCTGTACAGCTTGCCAACGGTCTTAAAGGCGTATTCCCAGAGTCTATTGCTAAGAAAGCTATCGAACGTGCTGCCATTGGTGAGTACGGCGGTGCTATGCTTTACAAGAACAACAGCCTAAGCGTTCACACTGTTGGTGCCCACGGTGGTACTCCTGTTGTGAATGGTGCGTCTCAGAACGTAACCTACGCTACTGCTGGTGGTGCTTGGACTCAGAGCCTTATCACTGACGGTTGGACTAACTCAACTGCTGTTATTAAAGCGGGTGATGTTATTACTATCGCAGGTGTTAACTCTGTTAACCGTCGTACTCGAACTACTACTGGCGACCTGCAAACTTTCGTTTGTACTGCCGATGGTACCTCAGACGGTTCTGGTAACTTGACTCTAACTATCAGCCCTCCAATCATCACCTCTGGTTCTTACCAGACTTGTGATGCGGCTCCTGCTGATAACGCAGCCATCACTGTTAAAGGTACTGCTTCAACTCAGTACCGTCAGAACATGATGTGGCACAAAAACGCTATCACTGTTGGTATGGCTCCTTTTGACGTTCCTACCTCTGGTGCTGATAGCGCTATCGAGTCTTATGACGGTATCTCTATCGCGGCTGTTCGTCAGTTCGATATTGACAACTATCAGACTAAGTTCCGCTTCGACATCCTTTACGGCGTGTTGACTCAGAACCCAGACTTCGCTGTGCGTATCACTGGCTAAGTTTGAAAACCTGGGGGGTTAACTAGTTTAGCCCCCTTTTTTTCTTAACGGAGCAAAAAACTATGGGTATTAATACTCGACTTGAAAAAGCAGACGACCAGACTTCTACTGCTGGCTATACCATCACTTGGAGCGCAAACGAACCCACAGCGGGCACATCTGCCACCATTGCTGATGGTAGCTCGCCTACTGTTGCGGAAACTGGTCAAGCAATCCAAGACATCACCACCATCCTAAACCAGCTACAGGTTGACGTAGCGGCGCTTTATAGCGTTATGAACTCAGGAGAGTAGTGATGTCAGACGTATTCAGAATGTGGGTCTATCATGAAAGTGAAGAGCCTAAAATTATTGATTCTGATAAGTTTGAAGAAATGAAGGAGCAGGGGTGGTCCGACACTCCTGCAACTTTCATCAAATTTGAGGACTTTGGAATTGACAAAGAGAAATTAGAAGAGGGGGACTTTTCAGAAGCCCTGAAAGTGGAGCAGTTAGACAAGGCTTTTGACGGCGTATGCCATGCTATGAACGGTGCTTTAAACTTTGAGCTTATGAGCAAAAACGAGCTTGAAGAGTATGCACTAAAGCACTTTAAGACTGACCTGGATAAGCGCAGAAGCAAGGCAAATCTTATCAAGCAGATTAAAGAACTAGAAGATACACAAGAGAGCTTAATCGATGGCGACAGCGAGTGACATAATTAACGGCGCATTAAGAAAGCTGGGAGTTAGGGCAAGTGAAACCTCTATCTCCGCTGCTGAGATGGCTGACGGTCTTGAGGACCTTAACGACATAGGTGAGACTAACCTGTTATTTCCAGCGGTTGACACTGAGTCCGAGGAGCTAAGGGTTCCCCGTGGTGCGGTTGGGCCGCTTAAATTGGTTTTAGCCGAGAAGATACTGCCAGACTATGCAGATGTTCAGCTTACCCCTCAACTACAAAAGGAGTTCGCTGACGCATGGGACGAGATATGGAGAATCACCAACGGCACGATTGAGGTCAACTTTCCCAACACCCTACCTATGGGAAGTGGTAACCAAGACTCTCAATACCTTTGGAATGATACTTTCTTTAGAGAACAGGAGAAAATGAACTTCTAATGTTCCCGCTCCCTATTGCCACTGGCTACTACACAAGTGAGATTCTTACCTTAGCAGCGCAGACTTGTAAGAACTGGATTCCCATTATGCCCAAGGCTGGGGCTTTAAATGAACGGGCTTTGTTGTACCGCCCAGGGCTGACATCGTTCTCTACGGGCGTCTCAGGCGACTTTAGGGGTGATGTTGACTTTAATGGCACTTACATCACTGTTAATAGCACAACAGCCTACAGCGTGGCCTCAGACGGCACAGCAACGGCTATTACTGGCAGCATCACGGGTAGCGGTAGATTATCCATAGCAAAGAATGACGATTATGTCGTTTTTGTGAATAACTTAGGTGATGGCTTCTATTATGATGGCTCTACTGTGACACAGATCACAGACGGGGATTTTCTGTCTGCTAGCACTGTTACCTATGTTGACGGGTATTTTGTGTTTTCTGAAAAAGATGGCACTCGTTTTTTCCTTTCAAACATTAATGACCCTTCCGCTTATGAGGCACTGGACAGAAGTACAGCAGACGAGCGATCTGACCCTATCACAGCGGTTTACGTTTACAATAACGTCCTTCATGTTGCGGGTACGGAAACGACAGAGAAGTTTAACAATATCGGCGGTGTGTCCTTCCCCTTTGTTCGTATTAACGGTGCTGCTAATAGTGTCGGTTGTTATTCTCAGTTCACCCCTATTGAGGTAGAGAACAGTTACGCTTTTATTGGTGGTGGTCGCAATGAGGGAGCGCAGGTTTACGCCCTATCTGGGAATAGTATGGAGGTTATTTCGACCCCTGCTATTGATAAGGTTCTCCAGGAGTTCACAGCGGCTGAGTTAGAGCAAGCCTATTCAATGGTCTACCAGAAGGACGGCCAGCATTGCGTCCTGTTTACAATCGAATCCAATACAGTCACAGATAGAACTCTTGGATTTAATGTGACAAGTGGCCAGTGGTTTGAGTTCTCCTCTGAGGATACTGATCGATGGTATGCCAAGTCGGTTGTCAGGATTTACAATAAATACCTATGTGGCGATGACGGGGGACGTATCGGATACCTAGACGACTCTGCCGCTACGGATTATGGGGATACTATTTTTTGCGAGAAAGCCTCCCAGCCTTATATCAGTCAGGACGGTGACGAATACCGAATAGGTAAATTAGAGCTTTGGTGCGAGGCTGGTTTGGGTGATGCTGATACTGACCCTCAAATAATGCGACAGTTCTCCGATGATCTTGGTAAAACGTGGTCGAATGAATCCTGGCGCGGTCTTGGTAAGGTCGGGGAATACAACACACGGGCGCAATGGCGCAAAGAAGGTTTGGTTACTCGTAACCGTGTTTATCGTTTTAAATACTCCGACCCCTTTAAGTGCAACATTATGAAGATGAGCGCCGAATGAAGATAACCGATTATTATTCAGCGCCTGACCGAAATGTTGTCATTATAACGGACGGCAAAGCTACTAAAGAGTTGAGTGAGTTTTTGGAGCATTTGCAGGATAAGGGCAATTACGACTTATTCGGCACAGGCGACCCCGAGACGGTGGTGGTCGCTCCTATTGGCGCTACGTTCAGACGTTTGGATGGTGGCACAGGTACAACTTTTTACGTTAAAGAGACAGAAGTAAGCAGCCCAGACGCGGTAGGCTGGGTAGCAAAATAAAGGCTTTGAGTGTATAGTAAGCACTAACTTAGGTATAGATTATGGCGATAAACCGATTTCCAACAAGCATGGTCCCCGCACAATTGAGCGGCCCCACTGATTACAACCAAATCATCCAGGCGTTAACGTCTGACACAGCTAACACTCGGCGCGGTGCTTTGTCTGCGCTTGGTAGTAGTGACTTTAACCGACTAGGCTTAAGGAAAGCTATCCTACAGCAATCAGGGCTAACTGGTCAGGACGTTAGACAATCCCCAGAGGTACAGAATCAGCTTAGGCAGTTAATGGGCGCTACTCGTGAGGGAATGACTGGCGGCTTTGAGGGTCTTTTAAAGGGTTTTCAATCTACAGCCCCCGCTATGCTTGCCCAGCAAACAAGGCTACAGCCCTATGAGGCGGCTGGTGAGACTGCACTACAAAGACAGCTAGACCTTTTGGGATTAAATGGTTATAAGGCCATGAATGAGGCTTACATGGAAAGCCCTGCCCAGAAGTTTGCTAGACAACAACAAGAGAAGGCGTTAATCAGGAATCGTGCTGTGACAGGCGGTCTAGGCGATGAGGGTGTGTCAGAGGCTTTAGCGCGTTTGACTTCAGGTCTGACTAACCAGAATATTCAAGGACAACTAAACCAACTTGGTGCGCTATCAGGGCGCGGCTATAACGCTGCTTCGACCATAGGTCAAGTCGGTGCTAGCGGTCTTGTAGATCAGCAGCGAATCCTATCAGCAGCAGATCAAGCAAGGTC